TGCTATCTTTTCTTCAACTCTATGATAAAAAGCAAACCTCTCGTCACCGTCTTCAAGATAATCATGCCCAACGTGATTATCAAAACAAACAGCAAGTGCATCAGAAAGCATTGATGGGATAGCATCTTCAGTTCTAACTTTATCTTTACCATCAATGATACCAATAGAATCTAAAATAGCATTGTAGATTGCTTTCTTTTTACAAAACTGTTCAGTACTGGAAATTAACCATTCAGAATTAACTTCTTCTCTACCAACCCCAGTAATTATATCTTGAAGTTCTTTGTGTTCAACATCAGAAAGATCCTTTCTATTAGCAACTTCTATAGAAAGAATTTCCTTAGTTATAGGTTTGTTGTACTTATTAAAGAAACCGTATATAGTTTCAAATAAGATTTTTTCTTTTCTTTCATGGAAATATTCTTGCTTTAAAAATGGTACAACTTTTCTAGTGTAATCTTCATCATGGATTAAACTGTTTATTATTGTCTTCTCTAATCTCATCTACTCCACCTGTAAATACCACTTCATTATCTTCAATCTGACTTCCTATTAATTCAACTAGAAAGTCTCCAAGTTCTTGTTCAAGTTCTTCTTTCTTATAAAATACACCACCATCATCATGCACTTCATAATCATATTTTAACTGAAGTTTTAATTCATCGCCAAATTTTTCTTCATTGAGTTTTACTTTACCATAAGAAAAAATAATACCCCTATGCTTCCCCTCAGTTAACATTAATGCTTCAGTTAAAGAACTATCACGTTTTTGTAAAACTTTATGCGGTCTTACTTTCTGTTGAGTCATCAATAGTTTCCTCTGCATATAAATTAATCATCACTGGATCTTCATGACCAAATTTGTATTTTGAAGCACAATAATCATCAATCACCTTTAACGTTTCATCCGTAAAGTATTCATCAGGCGATCCCATAACATGTTTACCGAAAACTTTTCTACCATCTGGTAATTCAATTCTTCCCCCCTGAGACTTCCACAAACCTGCCTCAACAGCCAAATCAATTAATCCATGATATCTATCTAGACCTGTAGAAAAACTTAGTTTAGTTTCTACCATAGATTGTTCACGAGTAAATCTAGACTTCTGCAACTTACATTTGATAATGTTACCAATAACCTCAGTTCCATCTTTATCTTTTGATTTACTCAAATAAACGATAGTCGATGCAGCATATTTCAAGCCAGAACCTCCACCCATTTCTTGCATAGGAATATAAGAACCCACCGTAGTATACGTGTGATTAGTAACAACCATTGGCACATCTAGTTTTGAAAGTTTCAACGAAAGAACTCTAAATGCACCACGAATTAATTGTGCCCTAGTCATATCACGTGTATCTTTACCACTTACAGTATCTTCCATCTCTTTAGAAGTAGAAAGCATGCCCAAAGAATCTAAACACATCATCAAAGGTGGTCTATCTTTTTTTGGAGTCTTTTCATAATTTTCTAAAACTTTCGATGCTTGTGTTCTAAATTCTTGAACAGTAGAAACAGGAACAATTACAAATCTGTTTGTATCAATACCTCTTTCTGCTAACATGTTTTTGGTTAAAGCACCTTCAGTTTCAAAATAAAGAACACCAGCATCAGGATTGATACTCAAAAAGTTTTTACAAATACCTAATGCATAAAACGTTTTTCCCGTAGAACTTTCTCCAGCCAACGCAGTAACTTTATTGGAAGGCAACCCACCATATATACTACCTGATAACAAAGCATTGAAACTGTAAGAGCCAGTATCAATGAAACCAGCAGTATCACCCACAACACCGTCAGAAGCAATGCCAGCATATTCATTGTCCAACTCCTTAACTATTGTTCTTAAAAAATCCATATTATCCTCTCTTAGAATGCGGAACATCAAATACAAAAGTAATTCTCACATTATACCCAATATTCTCAGTACCATGTTCAAGTTTATTATTAAACCACAATAAAGTTCCAGGTTCTACATCATAATACTCATCACCAACATAATAACGATACTTACCTTGTATAGAAAGATGATATCTATCTTTGGTTTGGTAATAACTACCTATATCAATGTGAGAACCAACGTGACCAGCAACAGGTAATGATAAAAACCCACATCGTTTAAAATTTTTAAAATGTCGTTTTAAAAAATTAATAATATGTGTGTGTTTATAATAAGCTGGCGTCGGGATACATATTTCCGTATCCCCAACATATTCATCTTTATGTGAAACACCGCCCATCACTAGTTGTAAAACATCAGCTTCGATTTCAGGAAATCCGTGTTCGTCAATATTACTTTTAACTCCTTCGAGTTTTTTATGACTTCCCCAATCTTCTGGATATTGTTTAAGCTGATTGAGTATCTTAGAAACATTTATTCCTGTTTTTAATACACGAATGTTATCCAAAAAATGCCTCCAAAGTGCTTACTGGTTCAACAGTCCAACCAATAGGATCAATAATAATTTTTAACGGATCTAAGAATACCTTTTCATACATAGTATTATAATCTATATATCGATTTAAGTCAAATTCTTTTGGCAAGGTTTGCAAGAATGCTATTACATCCTCATTAAAGGGATTTGGCTTTTGTACATAAACAAACTTTATCTTTTCTCCATCCCTAATAGCTGGGTATTTTTTACTGATACCTAATCTTTTACAATGGTGGTTGAAGAGTAATGCTCCTCTTACATGAATTGGTGTTCCCTTGGTGTATATTGGAGAACCAGAATATTGCTTAATTCCATTTACACCTCTTGGAAAAGCAATATCTTCCACATCCAGTTTAGAAAATTCTTTTCTATAATTCTCAACATATTTATGGAGATCTGACTCAGTACCATTCAATATAACATTTACTGCATCTTTCAACTTTTCTCTAACTGAAGCAGGAGTTGACGATTTAACAATTTCCAAACCCATAACTTTAAGTTTTGGTTTAGAATATTGAACACCCTCAGAATTATGTACATTAAGTACATATCTTTTCTTAGCAGTCCAAATAGCTTTGTCAGCAAGAACCTCTCTCTTCATGGACATTTTTTGATCATATGCATTCATATACTGAGCTAATTCAGAATAAGAGTTATCAATATATGGTTGGATTTTATCTTCACAAAATTTATCCATCAAAGAAATAGTTTTTTCAGTAGTTGTTTCTGGAAAAAATCTTTCAACCAACTTCTCAAAAGTAACATAAATCGAATCAGTATCAACAGCAATAATATAATCTTCATCTTTAGTTCCAAGTATATCATTCATAAATTTATTCATTTTATTATGAATCCATCGGATACTTAATTGTCCTGAAGTTGTAATACCCTCAGCCATGCGAAGATCAAAGTATCTGAAATATGCATTACCCATCGCACCATAAGCTGAATTCAAAGCAATTTTCATTGCCATTTGAAGATTATTAAGTCTAGATATTTCTTTTAGTAATTCTCGTTCCTTAGTTTTTTCGTATTCTTGTTGAACCTCAAGCATCATTTTCTTATACTTACTTCTATCGGAATACATTTTTTCCATTAACTCTGGGAACATACCTTTCTTTTCTTTGGTATAACAAACACCATTAGCAGTCATGGAAATGTTTTTACTGTGCACTTCGTTCAGGTTTACAGTTTGTGCTAACAATCTATTCACTGTACATGTAACATTATATTCATCTATCAATGTTTCAGGACTAATGTTATATTGCATGATTAAATGAGGATACAATGAGTTTAAATCAAAAGAAGCAACCCACTTATGCATACCAACTATTGGATCTTTTACATAAGCACCCTCGAACTGTTCTTTCTTAGCACCCATTTTCCTAGAAGGAATAACTGTATTTTTTTCTCTCAAATGATTGTAGATAATAGCATCCCACATGCGAACTTGTGAATAAACATCTTCATAGTTGATTTTGGCATTATAAGCCATCGTCATCATCAATTCAATCAACTTCATTTTATCTTCAAGTCTATCAACTAACTCAACGTCATGGATATTATAATCTACAAACTTTTGCCAGTTACCTTCATAGAAGTCTTTGAAGTTTTCATATTCGCTGTGATCAAGTTTATTCTCACCAAGTTCTACAAATGCTATATGATCAAGTCTATATGATTCTTGGTTGGTATAAGTAAATTTTTTATAAAGATCTAGATAGTCTAGTTGAGCAATACCAACTATATCATATCCAATTTCAATGTTACCACGAACAGGTATTTCTCTGCGCCTAACCATTTTCCACGGAGACATCTTTCTCGTATAGTTTTCTCCAAGAACTCTTTCAATCCTTCCCATCAAATAAGCAATATCAAAGAAGCATAAATTCCAACCAGTAACAATATCTGGGTAATTTTTTTGCCAGAAATCTATAAATCTTTTTAAAAGTGAAGTCTCATCATTACACTCAACATATATTACATCATCACTTGTATTATCGTATGGTCTACTGCCAAAAGTAATAATTTTTTTAGTTGTAAAATCTTTAATAGAAATAAGTAGAATCTCTTCGTTCGCAGTTTTTATATCTGGGAATCCTTCTTCAGTTGCAGTTTCAATATCAAGAGTAAATATTTTTATCTTGTCAATATCGTAAACAACTTCTCCTGGATAATGATCACTAATATATTGAACAACATAATTATCATTCCCATAAATTTCAAAACCCTCAACTCCATCATATCTTTCTATGAAATTTTTACAGTCTATAATAGTTCCTGGATTTATCGGATAAACAGATTTACCAGAAAGAGTTTTCCAAGAGTCAGAACTTGATCCGATAGTTTTAGTTGGAACGTATATGGTGGGGGAAAATTCAAAGGTGTGTTGGAACCGTTTTCCATCTTCAAAACCACGAACAAGAATACTGTTGTGTTTTTGATGTACATTGGTATAAAAAGTCTTAGACAAAACGAATCCTCAAAAGTTAATAATAAAGAATAATTATATACTAAGATATAATTAAAGTAAAGAATTTATATTTGTTCTGCAAGAGATTCTAAAAACAGTGCAGCTACAGATTCATCAGTAAAGTATTTTACATGTATTATATCTCTATCTAGAGTATGCATTGCAACCACAAGTATCTGTTTACTTTTCATAACAGATACTTTAAATATCCAGTTTCCTTTCTTTACAGGGACAAAGGAAGCTAGACCGTTTGGGAGAAGTGTTACTTTATTGTTCATAAATGTATTTAGGGATAGACCGAAATCTACCCCTAAACACTAAACTACATCCACTTCTTTTTTAGATAAAATGATCTAGTGAGGTTTTCTATATCATGATGAGTTTTAGGATATTTACTCAAAATATAGTTTTCCATTTCACAAGTATCCTTCTCAAAATAATTGAGAATTTTTTTTATCCATTGCATTTACAGTACCCCTTCATTCTCCTCTGAAGATTTTGAGCTTGCTCATACATCCTCATTGATCTGAAACCTGATACTGCTCTTGCTTGACCAACATCCATAGCAAAACATTGAATCTTACACAACAGTGTATCCAATAGTTTTAACATTCATTCCTCTCTTTTTATTCGTTATCTTCAGTGAGAAGTTGCTTCTCACCTTCAACAACATCATTGATCTCAATTTTCTTTGGTTTCTTATGCTCAGGAATAATACGCTCTAAGAAAATCTTAAGCATACCATTGATCATATCAGCACCTTTAATTTCAATGTGATCGTTTAAAGCAAAGGTGCGAGTAAAGTTTCTAGTTGCGATTCCTTTAAATAAGAAATCGTCTTCGTTGGCATCCGCAGCATTACCTTTAACAATCAATTTGTCGTCTTCAAGTTCAATAGTAAGTTCTGATTTACTAAAACCAGCAACTGCCAATTCTATTGTGTACTTGTTTTCCTCGACTTTTTTGATGTTATATGGAGGATAATTTGGGATATTTTTTGTGAGATCGTCGTGAAGTTTTGATAGACGATTAAAGTGATCATCATAACCTACAAAAAATTTATCAAAATCTTTATAGATAGATGGCGAAAAGAATGTATCAAGACCTTTTAAAGTCATAGTTGTTCTCCTTGTTAAGCGAGTTAATAAAAATTACTACCCTATTGGCGTAGTGTTTTGGTGGTTTTAACTGGACCACCAACCAGTTCCCATTCCGAGGGATAGAATTAGTTAATCTTTTTTTCTTCCAAAGTTTGTCTGTAATGCTCTTTTTGCTTTTATCTTAGCAATAGTTTCTGGTGAGTGTTTATATCCTTTTCTAGATTCTCGCCAATTATCTATTGCTTCTTTGGATTTCGGTCTACCTTTCATTGCTTCACTGCGCTTTTTGTTAGCAGCTTCATGCGTGCCATCTGCACGTTGTCTTTCAATTCTTGCTTTACAGCTTTCTCGTAATTTGGCTTTAGATTCTTCCGACATCTTTTTCTTACCACCGATACTTCTTGCTGTAAACAATGCTTCGTCTTTTCCCATTTGCCCTAATAGCATTTTCCAAGCCATAAAGTCTGCTTGAAAACCATGTTCCTCATACAGTTTACGATGCGCTTCAGCGT